AAGAATTGTTTTAAATTATTTTTGATTCCATCAAAATCTAATTCTGATATTCTGTAATTTGCCATTATCTTACTCTACTTATTAGTGTTGAAATTGTAACAGGATTACTAGTATTTTTTAAAGTAAAAATAATATTAACAATCAAATCATTCGTATCAACTGATTCTTCTATTTGTACGTCTATTAATCTAACACGAGGTTCATATTTTTCTATAGAATCAATTATTGTTCGCTCCATTGCAAGTTTGACTGCGGAGGAAAAATTTTCAAACAATAAGTAATGTACTTGTGTTCCTATTTCTGGATGAAAAGATCTTTCAAAATTCTTAGTTCTAATTAAATGTTTAATCGCAGTTTTTACTGCATCCTCATCTGTTTTAAGATAAAGATCCTTAGTAAATGGATTGATCGCAAAGGATAAATCTAAATCCGTAAATTGTTTTATTTGTTTACTGGTTGCCATATTAGATATTTATTATGCTAGATTTATCAAAGATTTTGAGACAGATGTGTGATTGGCAAATGTCTGTACTGGCGGTTTGGATGTTTTAACTATTGCCCCGTTAGCAGTTAAGAACGCAATGTGTATCCACGCAGATCTCAATTTATTATTTCCAGACTCAAATGCATATTCTAGAATAATTTGTCTATGAGGAATATTTTGTACTATCCATTGAGCTATGTCGCTGTAATCCTTAAATCTAGTATTTGTAAATTTTATATCTGCGGCCGCACCTAATCCATGATCGCTTGTTTCAGAATTGCTTCCAGTCACTGTAGTTGTTACTGGTCTAAACACACTATTAATTTTCATATCAGGAAACTTTGCCTTGATAGGATCTAAACAATTTACAGTTAATTGTTTTAAGTTATATACTATTTGTTTTTCTGTTAATCCTCGTTGGGCAACTAAACCGCCATCTTTTAACATATCATCCAACGTAAATATTCTGTTATCTTTATTGGATAATATAAATGATCTTGGGAAGAATGTAAATTTATTAATATCTGCATCATTTACTTTTATTATGGGCGTGGCTGCAGAAAGGATGGCTTCACCTTCAACTACTTTAGGAACAATACTAGTGTTGATTAAGCCTAGTTGTTCTAAGCTTAATTTGTAGGCATCTGTTCCCTCATCCCCTGCGTCATGATAGAATGTTGCTTTAGACACTACCTCTCTTTGTAATAAAGGAACAGGTGTTTTATCTGGCGATTTTTTCTCAGGTAGTTTATCCATTGGACGATCTACCTGCCCAATACTTACTGCCCCCGATTGTTGTTTTACTGTGGCACCTTCTATTAATGTTTCTAATCCTCCGTTTATACTCATAGTGGATGTTCTCCCGGATTCCATTAAGAAATCTCCAGAAGCTTTTTGAACAATATCTCCATCTTTGGAGTAAAAATTTATTCCTTTACCCTGCATACTAATAGGTCCCTCGGATACTAGACTAAAACTTTTTGCTGCAGTTACCCTTAAATTTTCAGCTATAATACTTGTTTGGCCAGCGCTTTGTACCAACGTATTTCCATGACTTGTTACTGATAAGTCACCCTCTACTTGAATTTTTGCATCATCCTTAACTAATATACTAGTTTTGCCTTCAACCGTTATACATTGAGCACCTTTAACATATACTAAATTATTACGATCTATAACCTCATAATTATCACCTACGGTTTTTCTTACCATTGATCCATTTACGTCAATCTCAATATATGTGCCTGTCTTATGAAATATATGTATTCTTTCTGCGCCCGGCGTGCTATCTAATTCTATTAAATGCCCGGCCTCAGTTTCTGTAACTTGATTATACGGATATCCCGCACCATACGCAGAGTCGGGTTCGTTCCATGTTTGTTTACTATTAGCTAATTGAATGTTGTCTATTTTTTTATTCTTTTTTACGTTAAAACTTTTATGTGTTACATCACCGACTGCCAATTTATTAATATCACTAACACCCGTATAATCTGAACTTGGATATTTTTTATTTGGATCTTGAAATCCTTTTATATTATTTAAAGCAGAATTATTTAAAGCAGCATTGTTTGTATTTGTATTATTTGTACTTGGTAAAAAATTACCTGCGGCGTCTAGTTTATATTCAAAATCTCTTGCATTTCCGCCTAGTGCAGTATTAACGGCAACAAAATAATCCTTAGCTAATTTTCCATTAATATCTTTTTTATTTAATTTGTCTGCATTAGTTACACCCATGGCCAATGATGTGGCTAATAATCCAGCAACATCTTTTGGATCATCTTTATCTGAAATTTTTCCTACTCGTAATAAAGTATTATAATTAATTTTGGATGCTGCAATAACTGCAGATTCCTGTATTGCAGTATCTTCTAAAAATTTTGTTTTACTTGCTATGCCATCCTTACCTGTCCAATTATTAGAATCTGCAGTCCATGTAGCGGAAACTATATCTTCGGGACATCTTTTGACATATCCCAAATCAATTAAAGCATTGACACTTAACTGATACTTACCTAAATCTCCTGCGGAATTTTCCTTAGCATAATCTCCCCCAGATACCTTTTCGGAAAATGTTTTAAGAAATGTATTTAAATCTGTTTGTGTCAACGGACCTAAATTAGGTTGAGAATTTTTGTCAGTTTTTATTAAATAGTTATTATCTTGATCAACTAAAGCAATCCCGTCGGAACTTTTAACAACATTGTTTATGGATTTATCCTGTGCTTGTTTAGCCAATGATGCTACAGACGGAGAGGGTTTGCCTGCAAGTGTTCCTATAATTAACGGGCGTTGCATCTCCGACCCATCCATAAACCAACCAACAACCCAAGTTCCTGGTACTATACCGACAGGTGTAGAACCCACGCCCGATGTTGCTGCAGATGTTATAGACTGCATAGGTAGCGCCCATGGTAAATCTGAGGTAGGTAATGCTGTGGTATCTGCAGTATGATGACCGAATACTCTTACTCGGCACCTTCCTAGTTTTTCTGGATCGTCTCTATCCTCAACAACTCCAGTCCACCAGACAAGTTCATTATTACCAAATATCATTTTCTAGCCTTATTATATTCTGTCTTTGAAAAAGAATCTTTAACCACATTCATAGTAATATAATGTGTTTTTGGATTTATTTTATGAGATAAATTTGTTATTAGGTAATACCCGGTATATGCCTCATCTCGTTTTGAAAATGTTTTATCCTGGGATGTAAGTGCACCCGGTTCTCCTTTTGGAAAAATTATTTTTATAATGTTCCCTACCTCTACATCCGTTCTTCCGGGAATTACAATTTCCATTTTAAAATTATTTAATTCCAGCAAATTTGATCTTCTATTGCCAAATGTGACCTTTGGTATTTGATCAAAATTATTTTCCACCTTAGTAAATAATTTGGGAGTACTATAGTTAATTTTTTGGTATGAGTACGGATTTCTTAATACATTCTTATCAAACATTGGATAGGAATCTTTACTATTTAGATGTGCATATTTGTCAAATTCTACAGGATGTTCATATTCTTTTATCTCATATGTTTTATTATAAACATCGATATCTACTAAAGAACTTGCAAGATATCCCAATCTACTATTGTCTAATTGATTTACTGTAGTTTCTATAGACAAAGATTTTATTGCATACATGGCTTTATATTTTTCATCTACAGATAAAGTTTTTATATATGCTTCAGAATAAACATACTCACCTATTGAGAATGATTCTAAATTAGATAATATGATATCCATACTACCAAAATAAAATCCTTTGGTAGTTTCCCAGAATAAGAAATTTGCAGCTTTGCCCGAGGCTGGCAAACATTTTCCGGCTAACCAATTAATACATTGGATAGGGGTCCATCCGGGACTAATAAATTTTAATATATTTTTTGGATATTCCAAAAATGTTAAAATGGTCTTTACACTAGATCCTGTAATTATATTTCTATTAGCTTGTATGTAATCTATAAAAATATCGTTTATTACTTTTGATGAAGTTCCTTCAAAAGATTTATATATGGGATTTAACACATCATTGAATCCCTCAGTAGACATAATACCTAATTCATAAATTATTGTACTACCATCGTTCACATAATTTTTATTTTCTAAAGAATATATTCTAAAGGTTTTATATATACTATATTTGTCAGTTAAGCTGGGGGTCTTTACATTTATAAAAAGATATTCATCTCCTACTAATGGAAAAAGTGAAGTTAAATTTCTACTATCAGATAATATTATTGATCCCGTAACGATAGGATCGAATACGCTTTCATAAAGATTAATTTCTACAAGATAATCTAAAAGACTTATACTTATACCTTTATTCAATGAAATTAACTGAATTTCATTTATTTCTATTTGCCCGGGGGCTTGTAATATTTCTTGGGACATTATTGATTTATTAATGCACTATAATCTGTAATAACTCTTTCAACAATGGCTGCCTTTAAGATTTTAATTAATCTATAACTCTCGTTGGTTAATTCCTCTACCTCATAATTACTTTGAAAATCTGTTCCAATTGGCGATTCGTTATATACAATAGCACTATTAATACCGCCATCATCGGGAGTTTCTATGATTAATCTTTTTGGATTTTTGTGTGTGGATTCTTCCAATAAAACAAAGAATGTTTCAACCTGATATCCTTTTGCATTTACCGCTCTATTAGTGGTAAAAACATCTCTTTCGGTACCATACTTACGTTGTGTTTGTTTTATTAAATTATCCTGACTAAGAGGCCATTCAAATCTAGGATCTATAATATTATTTGTCAGTAATATTAACCAATGCAAATCGGGTGTGCCATAAAATCTAAAAGATAATTGTTCAGGTGTTTCCCCTCCCAACACTTCATATGTTTCAAAATAAGAATTGTTATCCTGAAATTCTTTAGATAAAATTGCTCTCTTAAATATATCCTGTATTACCTGCTCGGTCTCATTATCATCTAAGGTATAGGCAATTCTAGGAAAATTCTCAAAAAAATTAGTAGCCATTTGTTTGTATTCCTTCAGATGTCATCTGTTCTAATTCTTGAAACTTAAGAGACATTCCTATTTCAATAGGAGCACCATCAGGAAATGTTACAAATTGGTCCCCGCCATAATCAACAACTAGATCTGTTAAGGCACATCTGGCAAATTTATGTAAATACTTATTTTCTTTATCTTTATAGTAATACTTTATATCAAATTCAGAAGGATATATGTAAAAGAATTTTTCTGAGGAAAGTTCTGGATGCATGTGTTTTTTAAATGTGGCTATAATATTTTTTACTTTTTCAGTTTCATCCGGTGTTTTTGGTAAAAATCTATAATTAAATTGAAATGTTCTATAATTAACAGATTCAAATAACACCTCTCTAAATGGATTTGTTTTTGTTCTAGAACTTAATTCTAATAGATCAGAAATAACTCCTCCCCCAGATTTTAACTGAGGAATTTTGGCTACTTCTGCAAAAACTCTTGACCGAAATTCGGCGTCCTTCATATTGTCGAACAAGGATTTGTTGGATCCTTGTATCAGCATACCTGCTATGGCACCTATATCTTTATTGGTATAGTTTACACCGTACTGTACCACCGGTTTTTCTGATACATGTAGTGTGATTACATCCTTAAGTCTTGATGTACTGCCAGATTTAAATATGGAAAAATCTAATTCTTGTACTATTTGAGATATACCCGTAGCTAAAAATCCTGCGCTTGCAGCTGTTAGTAGAGTGCTTTTCCAATCTTTAATTTTAGAGCCGCTTCCTATTGATGCACCAAGCGATACAAGCCCAGCAATAGCACCGGCATTATTTAATAAGTTTTGTCCCCCTTCTTGTATGTTAGCTTGGGTTAGTCTGGATCCTCTATTATTCAATGCATTTATTTTATCTTGCTCAACTTTGCTAACATAATAGTTTACGGTTTTTTCGTTTTTACCGTCGGCAGCTTTATCTCTGGTATTGATAAAAAAAGCAACATAGTTTTGTAAATCCGGTTTTGTGCGCAAACCATCCGGATACTCCAAAGTGTCGACAGTATACTCTTGTAGGGATTGATTTACAAACGTACGTTTTATAAAATCTTCCATCGCGTCGCTTCCGCGTAATAATGCCATATATTTCTTTATAAATATTGTTGGGACACTATTATTTATATTAAATGCTATATACCAAAACCTATAAGGGCAAGTTTAGAACCAAGAATCCTTCGAAATATAGAGGAGATGTGAATAATATTGTATACCGTTCCTTATGGGAATTGCGTTTTATGAAGTGGTGTGATTCTAATTCTTCTGTGCAGGAATGGGGATCTGAAACGGTAATTGTACCATATATTTCCCCATTGGATAAAAAAGTGCACAGATATTTTGTGGACTTCTACATTAAAGTATTGGATAAAACTGGCGGATTACAGAAATACCTAATAGAAATAAAACCCGAAAGATTCACTAAACCCCCAACTATCCCCGCAAGGAAAACAAAGGCATTCATAGATGAAGTATTTCAATATGGAGTAAATGAAGCCAAATGGAAAGCAGCATTTGAATTTTGTCAGGACAGAAACATGAAATTTATGGTATTAACCGAAAAAGATTTGGGACTAATTAATGGCTGATAATATATTTCAAACTGTTAGTATGAAAGCAGGAGATACCGAAAAGTCATACAATTGGTATAGAGAACAAGTTAAAAATCTTGGATCTAACTTATCCGGTACTCAAATACTAAGAAATGAAAAATTAACTTCAAGAATACGCCCAGGTGAAATGTACTTGTTTATGTACGATCCAAAACTTAAAAAGACTTTGCCCTATTATGACGCTGTTCCCTTGGTATTACCTTTTCAAATTGTAAAGGATGGGTTCCTGGGTATTAACCTTCATTATTTGCCATACCTTGCAAGATTTAATTTATTAGGCGAATTAAACAAATTGACATTAGATAAAAGAATAACTGAAAATACAAGAATACAAATATCCTGGCAAATACTAAATAGTTCATCTAAGTATTTAGCAGCAACTGCCTGTGTTAAACATTACTT